GCATGAACCAGGTGAAACATGGTATGCAATTGAAGCACCCGTAGTAAAGAAAACACGAGCCAAAAAAGCTAATGTCAAAAAAGAAAACTGATAAGACTGCTCAGGCATTTAATGATGGATATTGGTATCCAAACACGATTAAAAAATTTGGTCCTGGTGAAAAAGATCCTGAAAAAGGAAGTAAACGCCGACGCAGAAATCCCTTTAGGGATGCTAAAAAAGGTATTGCCTAATGTCAAAAAACAAAGCGAGTGAAGAACAATTTAATGAGCTACACAATCTAGTTACTAATGAGTTTCTAAACCGTGTTAAATCTGGTGAGGCAACTACACAAGATTTAAAAGCAGCTTGTGATTGGCTGGCAAAAAATGACATCAGTGGTGTTGCTGTGGAAGGCAACCCGTTGTCAAAACTAGCTGGAATCATGCCACAAGTTAATCCCGAACTTGTACAGAGCAGACTTTATGGCCGCAAGTAGTTCTACTTACTATAAAAATAATCCGAAAGCAAAGGCTAAACGGAATAAGCAACAATCACGCTACAACAAGACAACTAAAGGTCTCAAGATCCGAACTGCTGCCAACAAGTTAAACCGCAAGCTCGGTACTTACGGCAATGGTGACGGTAAAGATGCATCTCATACTGGTCCTAATAAAGGCAAATTAGAAAGTCCTTCTAAGAATCGCCGTAGACCACGTTTGAAAACATCTAGATACGCATGACACCTTTACTTCCAACTCCTGAACATTACTTATACAACCTAATAACCATGACATCCTCTGAAGCCAAGCGCCTTTGGAGGCGCAGTATTAAAGAACACTTTGGCTGCACATGCGTTTATTGCGGAAAAACTTATGAACTATCTCAACTTACTCTGGACCATGTACATCCTCGCACTCTTGGTGGTGAAGATGTCAATACGAATGTCGTACCAGCCTGTACCAGATGCAATCAGGACAAAGGAAGTAAACATTGGGTTAAGTGGATGAGGGCAACCTTTGGATATAACCCACTACGTGAACAATTAATCTCAGACTACATCAATTAAATGCATAAGAAAGGACACGGTCTAAAGATCGCAAGCTACACAAAACCTAAAAAGAAAAAGAAAAAGAAAGCCTGAACAACTAATTAATTACACGCCCCCGCAAGGGGGCTTTTTTTATGGACCATTATACGGCGGAAGCTTATGAACATGTAAGGCAAAGAATTGTTGGTCATATTGATAGGTTAGAAAAGTACGGCAAGACAGGAAGTGGAGACATTCACAACCTAAAAAACTGGCGTAGGTTTGGTGCTGGATTTGCTTGGGATCCAGAAGTTTACATTGACATCATGGCAAACCCTGACATGAGTGATGTTGAATTAATGAGAGCCCTGAGAACTACTGAAAGCACTTTAATGAAGAAATGGGGTGTAATTGACAAAATGCCGTTGCACCATAAGATTGCCCTTAGAACTGGAGGAGATTTAGGACTACGAACACCTGTCGATGTTTGGATGCAAACACGCGCACGATTATATGAACGATTTGGATTTGACCCAGGCAATGGACCAGCAAATTTAGGAGCACATACTCAGTTTAATGAGGGGGTTCACCAAATAAGGCAAGGTGGTGGTAAGGAATTTAAACAGTCTGGATTACCTGATTCAGTTATTGAAGAAATCAAACAAGCTGAAGTAGGACTTCACCGTCCAGGGCAAGATTTAGGAAATTTACCAAAACAATATAAACCACTTATTGGCGCAAGCTCAGCACAACAAGCCGCTTTTTTAGAAGAGCACATTATTAGTCAAATAGACAGGTTTCAGCAAGCAACAGATTTTGAACGTACTCAATTGATGAACAATACGTTTGATGATGGCATTAATTGGTTTGCAGATTTAGGAAGCAAAGGACCGCGAATTAGTGGATTTAGTTCGACAAATACTTTGCAGGATCAAGAAGTCCTTAGTGCATTTGGAAAGGCAATTAGATACAAAGATCCGCAAACTGGGCAGACAATATCGCTAGCTCAAGCCACGACTGATGCTTTCGTTTCACCCGAAGGTAGAAAACTTGATACAAATAATCTTTCTTTTGACCCTACTTCAAAAGAAGGCAAAAAAGCTGTAAAGATGATAAATGGTGGTGCTCATTTTGATAATTTAGTTACTTTAGCAAAGAACCCATTGGTAAGAAGACTTGCTGTTGGTGTTCCAATAGCAGGAACGCTGTGGGGTGCTGGAACTGTTGAGGTAGCTGCAGCAGAACGAGACAAAGAGATACAAGCAAATCCTAATGATCCAACTCTACAAGTTAACAAAGTTCTTGACCAAGTATCAGGCTGGGGTGATAGAACTTCATTAGCTGGTATGGCTGCTACTGCAACAGGTGTTGGTGCTCCAGTAGGTGTACCGGCAGTTGCCATTGGAGAGGCAGTTTCAGGAGTAGCTAGCACAATGAGTATGGCTATCGATGGCGGAAGAGCATATTTAAAATTCCTTACGAATAAAAAAGAAGTAACAGAAGAAGAACTTGATTTTGCAATTTAATTAATGACAAACGTCCTTGAGGCGTTACAAGATGATTTCAAGTTGTTCCTACAAGCTTTGTGGGGACAACTCGATCTTCCGACGCCAACTCGCGCTCAATACGCTATCGCTGACTATCTACAACACGGTCCTAAACGCCTACAGATTCAAGCTTTCCGAGGAATCGGTAAATCGTGGATTACTGGTGCTTTCGTGTTGTGGACACTATTTAAAGACCCAGAAAAGAAGATCATGATTATCTCTGCATCTAAAGAACGTGCAGACAACATGTCAATCTTCTTACAAAAACTAATCATAGAAACACCTTGGTTAAAACACTTACAACCCAAATCAGACGACTCACGTTGGTCGCGTATCAGCTTCGATGTCAACTGTTCTCCCCACCAAGCACCTTCAGTCAAGTCTGTCGGGATTACTGGCCAACTGACCGGCTCTCGCGCTGACCTGATGATCCTTGATGACATTGAAGTTCCTGGTAACTCAATGACTGAAATGATGCGTGAAAAACTACTGCAACTTTGTACTGAAGCTGAATCAATCCTTACTCCTAAAGATGACTCCCGCATCATGTACTTAGGTACTCCTCAGACCGTCTTTACGGTCTATAGGAAGCTCGCAGAACGTAACTATAGACCATTCGTATGGCCAGCACGTTTCCCGCGCTCTCTGTCTAATTACGAAGGGCTGATAGCTCCTCAATTACAAGAAGATATTGATCAAGGTGCTGATAAATGGGATGTAACTGACCCGGATAGATTTAATGATGAAGACCTTATTGAACGTGAAGCAGCAATGGGCAGAAGCAACTTCATGCTTCAGTTCATGCTTGACACAAGCCTCAGTGACGCTGAAAAGTTCCCACTTAAGATGGCAGACCTTATCGTCACTTCCGTTAATCCCGATACTGCTCCTGACTCCATCGTCTGGTGCTCAGACCCAAGGAACTGCATCAAGGATCTCCCAACAGTTGGACTTCCTGGAGATTATTTCTATTCTCCAATGCAACTCCAAGGCGAATGGTTACCTTACCAAGAGACAATCTGCTCGGTTGACCCGTCGGGCCGTGGAACAGATGAAACAGCAGCAGCTTTTATCTCCCAACGGAACGGTTTCTTGTACTTGCACGAAATGCGTGCTTATAGAGACGGATACAGTGATAACACACTCTTGGACATTCTAAGAGGTTGTAAAAAGTTTAACGTAACTAAACTTGTAATCGAAACTAACTTTGGTGACGGTATCGTCGCTGAACTATTTAAAAAACACTTACTACAAACTAAACAAGGTATTGATGTCGAAGAAGTCCGAGCCACCGTACGGAAAGAACAAAGAATCATTGACACCATGGAACCCGTTCTTAACCAGCATCGCCTTGTTGTGGATCGCTCTGTTGTTGATTGGGACTACAACTCCAATAAAGACGCAGCACCTGAATCAAGACTCCTCTACATGCTCTTCTATCAGATGAGCCGTATGTGCCGGGAAAAAGGTGCAGTTAAACACGATGACAGACTTGACTGCCTCTCTCAAGGTATTCAATACTTCACAGACGCTATGTCTATATCTGCTCAAGAACAAGTCAATATGCGGAAACGTGATGACTGGAATGACATGCTCCGTGCCTCTATAGAAGACCCCCAAAGCTCCGCTAATCACCTCGTTTTAGGCTTCGATAAAGACCAAAGACAACTAGCTAGACGTAACTCCCAAACCTCAGTCCACAACTGGGTTTAAGAGCGGTCCCTGTTGTATACAGGAGAGATAGAGGGTGGACTATCTCTTTTGTGCTTAGAGGAAGGAGACAATCTTTCCTCTTTTCTAATATCCGCTGAATGGATATTCCGTAAAACACCGCAACTAACATAGACACATAAACCAGTACTTGTTCTAAATAACATCTATCTCATCTATATCACATGTATTGATATACTGTGTTGAGATCTTTGTTATAGGGTACAGCTAACATTTTACACAATTACATACATGTTATGAAAGTATTAGACTTTGAAGGTAATGAACAAGACTGTTCCTTTACTTATCATCGCACTCGTGAAGGTCCTAACTTCTTTGTTAGTCACTATAAAGGTTCAACACGTGGTCATAATGATCCTAAAGAATGTTGGCGTACCTTAGGTGTAGCTAAGTTCACTGATTCCGGTAAAGCACTTAAACAATGGTGCCTTGATATGGACGAACAATACGGTGATACTCAGCTTGAACCGCGTGTTGATACATCATTCGCTTCTGAAGTGCAGAATGAAGACGTTTCTCCTACTGATAATACAAAGATGATTACTTAATGCTTACTTATATCTCTTATATTAAGGGATTCTTTTCTGTTGTGGTCTTTAATTGTATTCAACCGGTGAATTGGGAGTCTTGTGCTCCTGTTCATGTCTGGGTGCCGCCGTATATTAATGATGCTTACGTGTTTTTAAGTGAGAAACCTTACCAACAAGAACTAGAATACCTCGATAAATTTTGACATAATTTTGTCAACCCATATACGTAGGAGCAGGGACGCAATTTACCCCATAGGGGGGTACTTAATGCCGCATTAGACTGCTAGTGGCGTGCAAAACACTACTAAGTAACACGAATTCGACACTAATACGTGCCACTAACGCTCACTCAATTTACACCAATCTGTCGCGCCAATATTATTTAAACTTCACAATTACCACGGATTGATAACATTAACTAATGACTAACTATGTATGAACCAATAGCTACAATTAAGATAATCAAGTGTAAAGAATGTGGAGCTGATGTTCGATGCAATGCTAACTATCCTATCACTGAATTAACGTGTAGTCAGTGTCATCGTGCTAAGCAAGATACAGCTGCTAAATAACATCACACTCATAGCG